GATCCAGGAAGCTTCCATGGTATCGTTGGCGATGGGGATCTTGCGGGTACCGGAGCTGGTGCGGATGACATGAGCCATCTGACGGAAGATGTTGTTCTCCTCCAGCCCCTGGATCAGGCGGCGCTCGAATTCACCCGGAACGGTGAAGCCGCCCTCGTCGTCCTTACCCACGGACAGGGCGTTACGCACCTCCATGATGTGGCCGTCGCCGCGCATCATGTCCCAGAAAGCCTTGTTGTACTCATCGGTCGCGGTGGGCTTGACATCATCCCGGCTGGCAGTCATGGGGCTGTTCTTCACAGGAGCGGACGTGGGCTGGGCGAGCTTGGCGTCAATCTCGGCCTGCTTTTCCAGACGCTCGATCTCCGCGCCCAGCTGGTGCACTTCGTTTGCCATGCGATCATACTGATCAGCAAATTCAGCAGCCACCAGGCCATTCTCGCCGCGATGCTCTTCCAGAAAGTTCTTGGTCTGCTCCCACAGGGTGTTGCGCTTCGCGCGCAGCTCAATGATTTTGCTCATAGCAAAATACCTCCATAATTGATGTTGATGTGGTAAATGGGAAAAGAAAAACAGCTGTCGGGCAATCAGCGCATCCGGTCCAGCTGGTTTATCAGTATGAAGAACGGCACACTTCCATCAGGGGTGCGGCCATTCATGTCGATTGCGATGAAGCCGTCAGGGAGCAGATTTCCCGCTTTCGTGCTCTCGGCCTGTTCAGCCTCGCCACCAGATGTTTCTTCGTCCGCGGTAGTGGGCGGAGAATGATCTTCTGTTTCGGGATCGGCATTCACAGGCTCTTCCTGCGCAGCGGTATCTTCCGCCACAGGGGTTGCTTCCCCTTCGAGCTCATCCTCGGCGGAATGGGCTTCACCCTCGTTAGGAGGGGCTTCATCCTCGGCGAGAGGGGCTTCATCCTCCGCAAAAGCTCCGATGCTGTTGAGAATCGTCTGGCCCATGGCGCGGGTCGAATACAGCACGCCCTCCAGTGTCTCAACACTTGCCTGAGCCAGGAGATGAACCGCTCCATTCTTCTCCTCCTCCGGAGTATCGTCGTCGCCGTCCGAATCCCCGTCTTCTTCCTCCTCAGGACCGGGTTCGGATTCGGTCTTCTTGTCGGTAAACATGATCTCATCGGCAAAACCCAGCTCCACAGCCTTTTTGGCATTCAGCCAGGTCTCATCGGACATCAGCTTGGCGACCTTGTTTCGGGAGAGTCCGGTCTTCGCCACATAAGCGTTGAGGATACTCTCCTTGACCTCGTTCAGCGTGGTGATCGCCTTTTCCATCGTCCGGGCATTGCCCATCGCAATGGTCATGGGGTCATGGAGCATCAGCATTGCCACAGGAGATACCAGGACCCGGTCACCCGCCATGGCCACCACCGACGCAGCGCTGGCCGCGATGGCATCGATCTTCACAGTCACGGCGCCGGGATAATCGCGGATCATGGTATAGACCTCGGCAGCGGCGAATACATTGCCACCCGGACTGTTGATCCAGATGGTCACATCGCCGTCCTCAGCGTACAGTTCTTCCCTGAACTGTTTGGGCGTCACTCCGTCCGACCAGATGGATTCCTCGTCAATAGGCCCTTCCAGCCGGAGGACGCGGCCACCACCGTCGTCTCTGATCCAATTCCAAAACTTCCTCACTCGCGTTTTCCTCCGTTTCCAGCCCTTCTGGGCTGTGTGTTCTGTCGCGCTGCCCGCCGTTCTGCGCGCCTTCGCGTATGGCCTGGGGCTTCTCGCGGCTGTTCCTCTTCATCACTGCCACTCTCAGGGACACTTTCCTGCTCACCCGCCTCTTCGGGCTGGGCTGCCGTGTTTTCCTCCGCCTTCTCCCTGGTCGCCACAGCGTTGGCGCCGTAGGCTTTGCCCGCCTCAGAAAGTCGTGTATAGGAGCCGTTGATGAGGTGCAGATCACCACCCTCGTCCTCGTCCAGCGGATCCAGATCTTCCAGCTTGCGCACATCGTTGACCGACATGATGCCGTTGGTGATGGCCACCGCGTAGCCCTCCATACGGCTCTTGTAGTCGCCGCGCATCAGTCCGTCGACATTGAACTTGGGGAAGAACTCGTTCTTCTCCTCGTCGATCAGCACGTCCTTGATGATGGCCTGCTCGATACGAACCAGCCACGGCATCAGGGTGTGCATCACGAACTCGATCGCCAGGTGCTCAATGTTGTTGAAGGTAGCGCGCTGAAGGTCTTGCACCATGTGCGGGGGTACCCGGAAGATTCTGCAAATCTCTTCCACGCCGAACTGACGGGTGGAGAGGAATTGACTGTCCTCGGGCGGAAGGCTTATCGCTTTATATGACATCCCTTCTTCCAGAACAGCGACCTTGTGAGCGTTGTTGGCTCCGCCGTACACGTCCGACCAGTTTTGGCGGATCTTCTCCGGATTCTTCAATACGCCGGGATGTTCAAGGACGCCGCTGGGCTGCGCGCCGTTCTTGAAGAAGGCGCTGCCGTATTTCTCCACGGCCAGCGTAGATCCCAGACTGTTCTTCATCATGGCGATCGGCGAAAAGCCGACCAGACCGTTGAAGCCCAGGCCGGGCACATGAAGCACCTCTTCCCTGCGGAAGATGATGTCCTTGTTTTTTTCACCCCGCGTCTCATCCGTATAGGCATGGTAGATGTAGTAGATCTCGCCGTGTTCGTCGCGGTCTACCTCGACGTTCTCAGGGAGTAGCGGATAAACGCTCACCACACCGTTCTTGCCGTCGCGGATAATCTGGCAGTAGGCGTTGCCATACAGAAGCAGATGCACCATCATGGTCTCCCGCCAGGTGAAGCTCGTCATCTCCGGGTTTGGCTGGCGGTGGATGACGGCGTACAGCGGGTGGTCCGTCGCCATTTCTTTTCCCGTTCCACTGTCGGTGTAGCGGTACAGGTGAAGAGGCAACTGGGCCACTGACTCCGCCAGCAATCGCACACAGGCATAGACCGTAGCGATTTGCATCGCAGACTTTTCATCCACCTGCTCGCCGCTGTCAGCTCTACCGAAGGTGAAGACTGTTCCCGAATCTCTGACATTATCCTGGATGTTTGGAATCTTGGGGACATCCCTGGGCTTTGCCAAGCCCAGCTTTTCAAAGATGGTCAATGGCATTCCTCCCGTCAAAACACTTGCAGTTCGTAATCATCGCGGTCATACACGCTGCCGCCCTGGGCATGACGCACAGCGCGGTCTATGGCCATGATGAGGGCAACTATGCCGTCTATCTTTTCCGTGGACTTCTTCTTGCTGGGCTTAATGTTCTCTGCGGCGTCGACCTCCGCCACCACGTTCCCGGCCATCCAGCGAAGCACCGGGTTTCCTCCATGGTTGACCTTACCCTCCAGGAGCAGCTTGTACAGCTCCTTCATGCCGGGAGACATATCTTTGAAGCCCATACCAATGGGCACCATGGTGAAACCGTCTCCTTCGAGGTCGGTGATCAGCTGCGTGGCGTTCCAGCGGTCTACACCAATCTCCAGGATGTGGAACTGCTGACCCAGCTCGTTTATGATCTTCCGCAGAAAGTTGTAGTCCACGACGTTACCCTCGGTGATATGGAACAGTCCCTGTTTCTCCCAGATATCGTAGGGAACATGATCGCGCCGAACACGCAGATTCAGCGTTTCCCTGGGAAGCCAGAAGTGAGGAATGACGATGTAGTCCTCTGCCGCGTCCCTGGGCGGGAACACCATGACAAAAGCCGTGATGTCGCTGGTGCTGGAAAGATCCAGCCCGGCATAACAATCGCGGCCTCGTAGGGATTCCATGTCTATTTCTCTTGCGCCTATATCGTAGATGTGCTCCGGGATCCACGCGACGGAGCTTCCCACCCACTGGTCCAGGCGAAGCTGACGGAACACATTCTCCTCTGCCGGGTTCTGAAGTGCCTCGTGATAGGCATCCCGCACACGGTCTATTCGGATGGTATGTCCCAGAGAAGGATTGGCTTTATACCAGTTTTCTTCGGAGTTCCAGTCGTCGCCATCGTCCAAGCCGTATATCACAGGATAGAATGACGGGTCGATGCGCTTGCCTTCCAGAATGTCCGCAGCTTTGGAATGATACTCAAAACAGATACTGTTCCGGTCGGTGCCAGCCGTCGTGATAAGGAAATAAAAGGGCTGTGTTCGGGCATCACCGGAGCCCTTGGTCAGCACGTCTACAAGGTTTCGGTTAGGTTGCGCATGGAGCTCGTCCAGCACCAGGCCGGATACGTTCAAGCCATGTTTCGTCCCCACCTCTGCGGACAGAACCTGATAGAACCCGGCATTGCTGTAGTTCACCAGACGCTTGCCCGCCGCCATGATCTTACTGCGCTTGAGAAGCGCCGGGGACATCTCCACCATACGGCGGGCTACGTCAAAGACGATACTTGCCTGCTGGCGATCCGCCGCCGCGCCGTAAACCTCGGCAGAGGGCTCATTGTCAGCGTAGAGCAGATAGAGCGCAATGGCTGCGGCCAACTCACTTTTCCCATTTTTCTTCGGGATTTCCACATACGCCGTGCGGAACTGGCGATAGCCTTCACTCGTTACGATTCCGAACACATCTCTCACAATCCGCTCCTGCCAGGGAAGCAGCCAGAAGGGCGTTCCAGCCCATTTGCCCTTGGTGTGTTTCAGATTCTCTATGAAGCGCACTGCCCGGTCCGCAAGAGCCTCATCATAGTGTGAGGTTTCCAGCATGTACCGAGTGGGCTGATAATCGACCAGTTTTGGATAATCGTTCGGTCTCTGATCCATCATCCACCCCCAGCGTCAAGCAAATTCTTTATGGCCAGGATAATCCAACAGGCTACAATCCACGGCCACATACTGAACCCGGCAATAAGCCCGGTAGCTACTGTTGCTGATAGAATTGCCAGTATCAGCATCAGGGCCTGTGTGATCTTCTTCACCATCATCCACCTCCGAGCAGCTCCTCCATATCATCCTTGACAGTCCCGCCCGGTTCACCCGCAATCAGGCGACTTCGGGAGGAAGGCGTCAGGCCAAGCTGTTCAGCACAGCGATTCATGATCTTCTGGTAGGTCTGGGAGATGGATACATGGGGCAACTGCTGCACATAACCGGCAGGCGTCATGCTCACATATCCATGGGATGTGATGAATTCCTCCGCTGCCTTCCATCGGGCATAGGCCTGACAGTAGGAGGCGAACACGCTCATGTCAGCCTCGGTCAGGATTCCAAGCTGCTCAAGCTTATGGGAAAGCCGTCTCCATTCTCGCTTGGCGTCCGTCTCCAGCCACTTTGGACAGGACGGTGCCTTCTTTGCGGGCTGCGGTTCTCTGTCGTTTAGCGGCCTCTTTCCGGGGTTCCCTTCCAGCACCTTGATTGCCGTAGGTGTCGGCTTTCGTCCTCGCGTCGCCATTGATCCTCCCTTCCAGGCAAAACAAAAAGAGCCCCTTATCTGGTGCTCTGAGTTTCGCCGTACTACGAGCAACAGCACCTTCCGGCGCTTTGCCCTGATCGTTCTTAGCTGTTCTTCTCCTCGACCCAGGCCTGGTACTCGGCTTCGAGGTCGGCCTGCTCGATGATTCCGTAGGCGGTCTTGAATCTCGCCCTCTGCGCTTCGATCTTCTCTGCACTCTCTTCAGCGTGCTGCATCATCCATATCAGCTCGTCGTACTCGGTGCGGGTGGTCTCGAAAAGAATCTGCATCAGCTTATCCATCGTCGTGCCCTCCTTAGTGGGTCAGCGCCCAGGCAATCGCGCTGCCGTTGTCGTGAAAGAAGTCTTCGCTGACCGCCGTCAGCCTGATCTCGCCCTCGCAGGAAAGGTCGCTGTCGGTGTGAGTGTAGATCGCCGCGAAGTAGCTGTTGGCGTTGCGGCCGTTGTAGTAGTATCCCGCAAGGAGAACCTTGTCGCCGAAGTTCAGGGTGGTGCTCCAGTTGCAGGCGAGGTTCTCGGGGGTGGTGGTCTCCGGCAGGCGGAAGGTGCGGGCGAGCTTTTCAAGGTTCTTCATGGTGGTTGCCTCCTCGTTTTTGTTGTACACAGTATAACTCTGTTCAGAAGGCAACAGGTGTATATCTGACGTTGTTACTGATAACCGACCGATAACTGTTACACACTTGGGCTGCTGCCATCGTCCTCCCTGATGACCATTAGCCCGCCACCCACCTTAATGAAGGACTCCGGCATCCAGAACATCTCAGCGTACTTCCGCGCAAGCTTCTCGGGGATGTCGTCAAAATCTTCTCTGCTCAGGCCGCATATGAAGAACTTCCCGCGGATGAAGTGGTAATCGTCGATGTAGCGGTTCCACTCGTAGTCCTGCTTGTAGATACCATCGTCATCCGCAACCAGGGCGACGGGATCCTCCCATGGGTAGGTGGCGGTGATGTAGCCACCTACCATAGCCTGTAGGTTTTCCAGCGTGTGTTCCACCGTTTTCAGGTAGGGATGCCTGTGGGGCTCTATCATGAGCACCGTAATCGTCGGTTTATTCGCCATCTTCAACCTCTCCTTCACCCGCTGCATTCTCCTGCGACGCGGAGCGACCGAAGCGGAAAGCCGCGTCGCCGGGGAGGTTGCGCAGAAGGAATTTGCGAAGTTCCTTGTGCTCAGCTCCGCTGAAGCCCATTCGGATCGCCCAAACCCGCATGGCGAACTTGGGATTCCCTTCGGTGTGCGGCTTCGAGGTGATGCGCTTGCTGTCGTTGGCGAACTTGCACAGGCCGCTGATGAACTGCGCCGCGCACTTCAGTTCCTCGGGCTCCAGCTTGCCGAACCAGGGGAACCTCACCGCTTCATCGGTCACTTCAATCTCTGTGCTCTCGATGGCGAAGGCCTGCCGCAGCAGCTCGCCCTTTGCCCACACCAGCCTTTTCAGGTTTTCCAACCCGACGTCGGTCATGATGCCGCGCGGCATCGAGATCGTCATGGCGATGTCTTCGTCGGCACTCTGTTCGTCGGGAAGCTCTTCGTTGGCAGGCTGCTCGTCAGTGGGTTGCTCGTCAGTTGGCTGCACGTCAGTGGGATCATCGTCGGCAGGCTCTTCATCTTCGGGCTGTTCTTCATCATGCTGCTCGTCAGTGGACTGCTCGTCGGTTTGCTGTTCGTTATCCTCATCCCAGCCTTCCACCGGCTCGGCTTCGTATCCGCGCTCCGCCAGGCGGTCGATCAGGTTCTCGACCAGCTCGCTGTCAGTGCGCTCATCCAGCTCGATGTTGCCCTCCTTCGTGACGGTGAACTCGTCGATCTCGTAGGCCGCGCTGGGCATGCCCAGGTACTTCGGCCTGGCTTCCAGAATCTCGGAAATCGCCTTGACGAAGGGCTTGCGGGCATCCCCGCTCTGTTTGAAGTAGAATGTG